GACAAGTCATAACGAGTTAATTAAAATTTTTTAGTTCAGTTTGGTTTTAATCTTCAACAAGTTTTAACAAGTTTAACAAGTTGAAAAAAAACAGATACACCCCGTCACTTAAAGAAACCACCCACAAAAAAATCAAGCCGTTATAATTTTAAATAAAACGGATTGTATATCCTTATTAATGATTGTTGTTGTTTCTAGCTTTTTAATTTTGTCTTTTTAAAATGCAACCTAGACGTGTATGGGGGTTTTTCGATAGTGAACGATAACAAGATACCCTTTCAGATTTTTTCAACAAAACAAAATGAGTTGACAAGATGTTGTAATTGTGCAACACCCGAGTTATTTCGGTCGTTAACTACCTACGCCAATACTAGCTTTTAGCTTAATCTATGCTAAATGTGGTAGTCAGGACTACCTGCACTACTAAATCTAGTTCTCCAACGTGTACCTAATGAGATAACACTATGATATTATCTAATAGATATAATACTACAACTAATACTATAGATATAATACTATAGTTAATACTAATCAGAGTAATCGTAGTAGTTGTATTAGCCCGTGCTTGTCTTTAAAACCATCGGTCTTTTGTTTGGCTATGTCCAAAAGTTCCTTCTAGAAACTTCTCCAAGTCTTGTTTCAATAATTGTTCTCTATGATCTTGAAGTTGATTCTCGCTGTCTATAGCCATTTGTTCTACCCAATAGGCAACAGCGATTGCAAGAGCATCAAGTCGGTCATCATTTCTTAATGATCCTCTATCTTTTGTTATTCTAGTTAACTGATAGAATAATTGGTAGTTAGGGTCAGTTGTGTCAAAATCTTGACGTATTAACTGCGGACTAACAACCAACCTATGTTGGTTCATCACAGGTTCTAACGTATCAATAATACGAAGTTCCTTTTGTTTGGTATGATTAACTTCTTCTATAGTCACAGGATAATACCTTTGGACTACAGGTTTTAATAGTTGTGTAAACATACCATCACCAAAGTTACTCTCAACGATAATCATATTAACTTTAGTATCTCTAGCTAGTGTTGCAATCTTTGTTAGATTGCTTTCTGTATACCCACCACTTAACCCCGTGCAGTTCTGCACAAATAGATTACCACCTAGCTGTTTGACTATGGCAATCGCCAATTCATCTTGACCACGACCCGCAGGATCAATAGACATTACAGAACCTTTGTAATCTCCAAAGTCTTCGGATTTAAACATAGGTTTATAATACTTATCTCCTGTAAAACCTACGCTTGGTAAATCTTCACAAATGTATTCGGGACTACCCGCCCAAGCTAACTTGACGGGAGCTACATCATTATTAATGTCCATTACTACTAAATCACTTAATTTAAGTGGGTATCTTTCTTTATCTGATAAAGTAGTATCAAGCATAAACTGAAGGGCAAAGCCACTTCGTCCATAACTTGCTTCTCTTTCTTTGAGCTCTAAATCATCAAACCTTTCGGGATCAATAGGTTCTAGCTCTCCAAACTTACCTTCTTTAATAAAAGGTGCTAGTTTGTTTTCATATCTATATGCTTTTAATTTTTCAGGATTTCTAGCTGTCCATATTCTAGTTTCATATCCTCTAGTCGGTAAGTCATTATAAACTGACATATCCGATTGTGGTGTACCTAAAAATATAATCTTACCACTAGGAGATAATACAGCTTCAAACTCTTTGACGTTATCTGTAAGTTTATCTCTCATACTTTGAGTTAAACTATTGTTTAAACTTTCGCAGTCATCAGAAATAATATAATCTGCTCTACTACCTGTTAGTTGTCCTGTGATCCCTACGGACTTAACAGATGGAGAGTGTGCCGCTTTTGCAGGGGCAACATCAAAGGATACATTACTTCCCCTTTGGTCTGATCTTGGTGTTAAGTGCTTTAGTATGTCCATTTCAGTTATTAGTCTTTTTGTAAATGTACTGAAATCATCTGCTCTTGTTTTACTTGCTGATACCACGAGAAATTTTAAGTCGGGGTTTTTCAACAAGTTCCAACATACAAAGGCACTACATATCCAAGACTTACCTACACCTCGAAAGGCTTGTATAACTGCTCGTCTTGGTGCATTCTGTAAATAGTCGGCAATATCAAATTGCACTTTTGTTGGGCTTGGAAGATTTAAATGTTTCCAAGCGATATACAGGAAGTTCCTGAAATCTTGGGTTATCTCTTTCATAATATACCCTTTAAACGCCACTAGAGGCGTGTATATAAGCGTTTATTGCTTTATGTCTCCTTTACCTTGTATTACATCAGAGAGCTTAAATGGGAGCTCCTCTGCAAGTTTCGCCATAGAGTTGTTCTCGGTAGGTACACAATCTATGTTATTATCCTTTAAAAACTGTCTAGCAACGTTAAGATCAGAAGCTTTTACTTCTGGGTCTCTGATTTTTTCTAATAGTTTATCAGTTAGTTTGCTGTGCAGTTCTGATAATTTCTTTTCTGTTTCTTTACTCATATTATGTTCCAATTTTTGATTGAGCCATTCTGTGTGCGACTTTGAATGATTTTCCTTTTCGCATTTGATCTTTCATAAAATTCATATGTTTTGTTGAATGATGAACAGAATGTTTTTTAAGTGTGCTCATTTGTTGTTTACTTAATGCTTTTAATTTTTTACTCATAATTTAACATTTCCATTTTCGTAGAGCTAATGCTTTTCTTGTAGGCTTACCATTTTTACGCATAGCTCCTTTTACACCTTTCATACGAGCACAAAAGCTTTTTCTTCTTTTTGCCGCTTTTGATCCTCGTTTTACTTTTCCTGTGACGGGAGCTTTTAGATTATGACCTTTAGCCTTGAAGTATGCTCTACCTTTTGCAGTTAATCCACCAGTAGGACTTTTGTGTTCTTTTCTCATTAGTCCATACTTGTTATGCTAGTAATTTTTTTCTCACCAGAATATTCATCTACTTTAACAGTAGCTTTTACTTTAGCACATTGGTATTTAGCATTTGACGATCTTTCGCTAATTCTTTTCATTTTAAGGCAAGTCGCCATTCGTTGATCTTGTATATATAAATGTTCTTTTAATACAGCAGGTTCTCCCAGAAACATTAATAGACTAATGACTATCTCCATTTCCGTTCTCCCTAACTTTATCTTTTAATTTTTCTAAATCAGTTAATGCTTTTTCTAATTGTTTTTCTAAATGCTGTAGCATTACTTGATTGTGAATGTTTTTGTTTAATAATTCTGTATGTTCATCAGTAGTCTTATATAAATCTTCAATAAGGATAAATTGTTCTTTATCTACAGTAGTCTGTTCACTTGCTTTTAACAAGTCAGCATTCATTAATTCTCTTGAAGTCTCTAAACTTGTTAACCTAGCCGTAATCTCCGTGAATGCGAATATACCTAAACTGACGGCTACGATTATCCCAATCATATTCTTGATCGGCATACTTACTGAAGTGTTTTCAGATACTTTCATAACTACTCACATTGACAACCAAAGTCTTTATGACAAGCAGGACAAAGGTTATCTCTGTTTATTTCTTCGGGTTCAGGAAAAGCTATAGGCATAGCGTCTTCTATTGCTTTTTCCTGTTTTTCCCAAAATTTTTTAATCCAATTAATAATTGTCTTCATTATTATAATACTACTGCAATAACAAGTAGCACTCCTAAAACAACTACGGCTTTTTTATGAAATAACCAAAAGTGTTCTAGATTACGTTTCATTTGTTCCATATATCCCCCTATTTCTTTTTAACTAAATCTGTAGCTTTTATTCCATAGATTGCCGCAACAATACTAATCCACAATGAAACTAGCCACCACGGCATCTGTTGGAGCTTCTCAAAATATAAATCTATTTTATTTTGTATTTCTTCATCTTCTGCAAACACAGAATATGCCAAGAGAAACAGAGGGGAGCTGACCGTCAAAAGTACGAACTCGTCCTTCCAGTCTCCCTTCTGGTTCTCAAATACTTTTCCTTGGTACTCGATGTCCCCTCGTTTCATCTTCTCGGCGTGAAGTAGTCTAGCTTCTGATAAAGCTTCTTTTGTTTTTTGTTTATCAGAATATAATTTTGCACCAGTCTTGATGCCCATTGATAATAAATTTAACCACATATTATGATACTCTGTATCTTCCTCTATTTAATTTTTTTGATGTTACTCTTAAATTTGACATAGAGTTATCTCTAGGATTTTTATTTCTATGATCTATGTCTTTACCATCACCTTTTGATACAGCACCTAAACGAGCTAATCTTCTTCTTGCTCTGTTTCTAGATGCTCTATCTAATTTTGACTTTGTAGAACTTTGATATTTTCGATATTCTGCTTTGTAGTTTCTACTACGCATATTTTTTCTTTTTAGGAAAACCTGCTTTCATATTAGCATATGCTTTTTTGCTAATTGTACTTTTAGATTTTGGTCTTGAAGTACCTGCTTTTTTCCTTGCATTTATATTTGCATATAGTCCACGTCTTGCCATTTTATTATACTCCTTTTACATTAGTTTCTTGACAAATAAATCTAAAATAGATTTTATTTTTATTTACTTCTTCTACACCAATTTTTTCTAATTGTCTTATACTTTCGTTGTATCCTCGAACCATACAATCATAATGATTATTTAATATTGCCGCTTCATAAGGTGGCATACATTGTTGTGCTGTTGCAGAACACATAAACATAAATAAAACTAATTTCATTTTTTGTGTTGTCTCCTTTTGTGTTTATTCATAGAAGACCATTTAATTTTACTTTTGTTTGTTGATATAGAAGTCTTTTTAAATTTGCTTCTGGTTTCGTGAACCTCTTTATTTAAGAAGTTAGATTTCTTTTTAGCCATTCCACTTAAAGAATCCGACTAATCCAACTATTAAAGTTCCTAAAAATACAAGTACACTAATTGCACCTTTACCTTTCGAGACTTCAGTTCTTAATGATTTAACCTCTTTACTTAACTCTTTAATACTATCTTGAATATGTTTCATTCTTTCAGCACATAATTTTTCGTGTGCAGAAAGTCTTAATCCTGTAGCTTGTTCAACAAACTCTTTGGCAGTAATTTTTTTTCTAGCCATTAGTATTGTAAACTTACACCTCTAATTCTAGCTTCTTTACTTCCACTAGCTTGATTAGCAAATTCTAATTTATATTTTAATTGTGTTCCTGCTGTTACACTCAGGTCATTAACTTTCGCCATCTTAATACCAGTAGCAAAATCTGGTAAAGCTGTAAGTGTAGCTGTCGAATAGTTGCTACCATTATCAGCAGAAAGTTTCATAATTATATCTGTGTTTAATGCATTAGTTCCAGCATTGTCTTGATAAGTAATTACTGCACCCATCTTGTTTGTTGATGATGCTGTAATTGCATTTCCCTCAAATGAACCAGTTGCATTATTTATAACTGTTGCGTTTGGTGTAAATGTAGAGGTGTATCTTTCAACTGTTGATAATCTTACTTCATCAATATAACCCTCAAAAATATAACCAGTTGGACTATTTGTTACTCCAAAAAGCAAACTTTTAGTTCCTAAATTCATAGTGTTAGAGTTTGTCCAATTAAGTTTATTAACTCCATCTAACCAAAGATTGTTGTCGCCAGAACCATCTCTAGTCCAAGCTAAATGATACCAAGTGTTATTAGATAAATCTACTCC